GCAATACGAATACGGTGCTTTTAGGCCTCTTTTTCTTCTAATAGTTCTTCTAATTTTCTTTTCATTTTCTCCTCCTTATATAATATTTTTACTAAATAATAATATAAAAATATTATTTTAATTTTAAAGATGTTCTTTAAAGAAAATGTGCAAATTGTGGATAAGTTGATCTAAAGGAGGTGTGTGCAGTCTTTAGATTAAACAAATCATAGGCTGCCGAAGCAAGCTTGGCAGGGCGCATTCGGACAATATTTAAAGATGTATCAATAAATTTAAGATAAGGGAATCAGCCGATTTTCTCGCCTCTTAAAACGTAAACAACCTTACCGGCAATACAGACATCAGAGATTGGGGTTGTGGCGCTTTTGTAATTTGCATTATCCGAGAGAATAAGCAATTCGTTTGCACTTATTTGTTGGAGGCGTTTGACAACCAAATTATTTGAAAAATTAATGAGGTAAAGCCCGTCTGTTGAAAAGCGTTGTTCTGCCGTATCAACCAAAATATAATCACCGTCTTTTAAGGTAGGTGACATTGAATCACCTGTCAGGCGAACGGCTTTGACCATATCTGCGGCAGCCGTTGTCATGTTTGAAAAATCAGCCGGCGGGAAAGATAAAAAGCCGACTGTGCCGAAAGCGGCGTTTGGGGAAATCATTTCAATAAGAGAAGTTTTAGAATGCTTGAACGAAGGCGTGATGCTGCTCGGAAGGCTGATGTCCGTGAGCTCTTGCTCGTCGACGTCGAGCAAATCGGCCATTTTGCGGCGATCTTCTTCAGGCAGGCGAACGGGCGAGCCCTTGTGCACAAATTGGTGCAAATAAGCTTCGTTTTTGCCGATGGCAATGGAAACGGAACGTAAGTTTTTGCCTTTTTGTTTGATTAAATCGGCAATATGGGCGCGGATTTGCTCTGCATTCATGGGTTTTCTCCGGATGATAAATTAAACTGAAGTGTTTGTATCATAAATTTATTAGTTGTGCAAATAATATTTTTAATATTGATTTAATATTATTAATATAATAATTTATGATAAATTTAATATAAAAGGAGCGAGGATGAAAAAAAGCATTTTAGAAAAGTATTATCAAAAAGGGTGGCTCAACTTCGGCAAAAAAGAGATAAGCGCCGAAGAACGGTTGTGCGCTGGGTATGTGTTTTATAAAAGCTATGTGCAAAGCCATGTTTTGTCTGTCGGGGTGATTGATTTTGAAAAGCCTGCTGTTGACGGCGGCGTGCGTTCTAATTCGGTTGAGGCTAAATTTGGACTTAGAGACGGTTTTTTGAAGGCTTATCTGGCAATGCCGGAAAATTGCCGCCGAATTGCACAGAAGGTGATTTTGGAAAATAAAGCGTTGCGGGCAAGAAAAAATGATGAGGGATTGTATAAGGAAATGCTTTGTGCAGCGCTTGACGGTTTGACAGGTTATTATATGAAAGCAAGAAGACAAGATGAAAAATGAAAAACAAGTGGAAGATATGATACAAAATTGGCGCATCAGGCGGCTGTTTCGCGCGGTGCTTGAACGGGCGGCAAGAGATGCGTTTTTGATGAAAGCGAAATGTTTGAGCCAAAGAAAAAAGCGATATGAAGCTATATGTTTTTTTAATAATGAAGTTGATTTAAGGATTATTTGCGCTTTGGCAGATGCGGATTATGAAGCAATTATAAAGGCCTTTAAGGAAAATAAAATAACAAAAAAAGAAAAATATAAAAAAATTATTTTGGGTGTTTTTAAAAAAGTGTCATTTTTTTATTAAAATACAAAGTATTAAAACGGTTATCCACAGGTCTTGACAAGATTTGAAAAATATGATATATATAAAACATCCTAAAAAAAGGATTTTAAAGACACGCTTTTGATAAAAAGGCGTGTTTTTTTTGTTTGATGATATTTTTTGGGTGGTGCCGGAATAAGGCAGTGGGGAGGGCATATTTTTTTTAAAGGAGGCGGATAAAAAAAGGAGGTCGAAAATAAAAAATGGACGCTAAAAGAACATTGAAAGTTAAATCCGCAAAACAGTTACAGGAAAGAATTGAGGCGTATTTTGATGCTTGCCGCGAAGATGATGAGCCCGTGACGATTACAGGGTTGGCATTGGCCATTAATGTGTCAAGAGAAGTGCTTTTAAATTGGGGACCGGATGATGATTGTTTTTCAATGATTAAACAGGCAAAACTGCGCGTGCAACATGCATACGAAAAAAGATTGATTAAAAGAGGAAATACGGGGGATGTGTTTGCGCTTAAGAGTTTTGGTTGGTCGGATAAGCCTGAAAGCGAAAAAGAAGTTAAAATCAAAACCGCGTTGGTTGCTTTTGAAGATGATTTAGAAAGTTCTTTGGAGAAAAAAGAAGATGAGCCAAAAGGAGAAGGGCAAATTGACGGTGGAAGTGAAAATACCGATCAAATTTAGGCCGCTATTAAAAGAAAAATATCGCTATAAGCTTTATTGGGGCGGCAGGGCCGGCGGTAAATCGTTCGGATTTGCGGACTCACTGATTATTAAAGCGCGAATGGGAAAATTTTTTGTTGCCTGCGTGCGCGAAGTGCAAAACTCAATTAAAGATTCGGTTTATAAGCTTTTAAAAGACAGGGTGGAATATTACGGTTTTGATGATTTTAAGTTTTATGAAGACAGAATTGAAAATGTGATTACCGGTTCGAAATTTGTTTTTAAGGGTTTGAAGGATCAAAACAGCCAAAATATTAAGTCACTCGAAGGCGTTGATATTTGTTGGGTTGAGGAAGGGCAAAGTATTTCAAAAAAAAGCTGGGATATATTAAACCCCACCATCAGAAAAAAAGATTCCGAAATATGGATTTCAATGAACAGAGAGGAGGAAAATGACCCGATTTGGAAAGCCGTGGGCGCAAATCCTGATGAAAAAACATTGGTGGTGAAGGTCAATTACTATGATAATCCGCATTGTCCGGAAGAGATGAAATATTTGGCCTTAAAATGCAAGCAGGTCAGCTTGAGAGATTATGAGCATATATGGCTCGGCGCGCCCATGAGTGCGGGAGATACAAAATTGATTGACAGCAAAGATGTGTGCAAAGCATTTGAGGTGAAAATGTGCGGCTCGACATCGCCTTTGATGGTTGGTGTTGATGTGGCACGTTTCGGTGATGATAAGAGTGTGTTATGCTATCGGGCGGGCCGGTATTGCTTTAAGCTTGAAAGTTTTGAAAAATTAAGCACCGTTGATTTGGCCAACAAGCTGACAAATGTGATTGGCGAATACAAACCCGCACGCGTGTTTTTGGATTTGGGCAATACGGGCGCGGGGGTGTATGATATATTAAAAGACCGCGGTTTTGAAAAGATTGTGCGCGGTGTTAACTTTGGCGGCAAAGCGATAAACGAGGACAGATATTTTAACAAACGCGCGGAAATGTGGGATTTGGCGGGGCAATGGTTGAAGTCGGATTTACCCGTTCAGCTTGTTAAAGATGATGAGTTGCTTGATGATTTGTGTTCGGCAAACAAAATGTATGACAGCAACGGCAGATTGCAGCTCGAAAGCAAGGAGAAAATCAAGGAAAGGCTCGGGCGTTCGCCGGACAAAGCCGATGCCTTTGTTTTGACTTTTGCCGAGCCTGTGTATGACGTCGGTAATGTGAAACGGGTCGGGTTGGGCGCAATGAGCGTTGAAAATTTATTTCGCGTCAGAGAAAAGGGCGGTTGGTAAATGTCTGCTATTTAACCAAATGAAAGGAAGAAAAAATCAATGAAAGCGATTATGGACAGGGTTTTGATTAGACCGGATGAACCCCAAAGAGGGCTCATTTTAATTGAAGATGACAGAGAAACAAAATCCGGCATTGTTGTATCGACGGGAAGCGATGTCAAAAGCGTGAAAAAAGGAGACCATGTGATTTATTTTAAGTGGGATGATTTACCTGCGCCCGGCGGTTTGACCGTTGTGCGTGAAAAAAGTTTGCTCGGTGTGTATGAAGAATAATAAAAAAAAAGGATAAACAAATGAATGAAGAAGTAGAGATATGGATTGAACGTGTGACGAAGGCTGAAAATCAGTGGCAGGATTATCATGATTTAATTGATGAAATCAGAGGCTACTACACAAATAAGAGAAGAACAAACAAACAGAATGTGTTTTGGAGCTCGATTGAAACCTTAAAACCGTTTATTTATTTTAGACCGCCGGTGCCATATGTTGCCCGCAAGGAAAAAAATGAAAACCCGATTTTGGATGCGGCGTGCCATATTTTAGAAAAGGCTTTGAATGCAAGTTTGGAAAGCCAGGATTTTGACGGTATTATCAAATATGCACGGAACGATTATTTACTTTTGGGCTTTGGGTTGACTTATGAAAAAGTGAATCCCGTTTTTAAAGAGGTGATGGTTGAAGCACTTGATGATGCAGGCGAAAAAGTGTTTTACAGAAAAGATGTTTTGGAAGATGTTTTTATTTCAACGAACTATATTGATCCGAAAAAAATAATCATTGACGGCACAAATGTGCGTGTTTGGGAAGATGTTGCCTGGGTGGCGCAAAAAATTGAGATGACCAAAGCCGAGGCGGCCGCACAATTCGGATATGAGGCGGCTTTGAGGCTTTTAAAAAATCCGGACGATTTAGAAGAACAGGAACGAGAAACTTGCGTTTATAAAATTTGGGATAAAAAGAGCAAAAAAATCATTTATCTTTCAAAAGAAGTTCCGGATGAATTTTTGCGCGTGGACGATGATGTTTTGAATATTTCGGGATTTTTTCCGTTTCCGAAACCGGTGTTTGCAACGCTTGCAAATGAAGGGGTGATTCCCGTGCCGGATTATGTGCAAATTAAGTGTTTGCTTGACGAGCTTGACGGAGTGAATGTGCGCATGCAACTTGTGCAGCAGGCTTTGAAAGTTTCGGGCGCTTATGACGGCAGTTTTCCGGAATTGGCGAATATTTTAAACAAAGACGTGACACTAGTTGAAATATCCGATTTTGATAAGTTGCGCGAAAAAGGCGGCATTTCGGGGGTGATGGAATTTGCCCCGATCGGGCAATATGTGACCACTTTGCAAGCATTGGCCGAGCGCCGGAAAATGCTTTTGGAAGCGGTTTTTGAAATTACGGGTGTTTCGGATATTATGCGCGGCACATCTACGCCGAACGAAACGGCAACCGCCGTAACCAAAAAAACAAATTTCGGCACCTTAAGAAATCAAGAACGTCAGAATGATTTTCAGCGATTTGTAACCGATATTTTGAAAATTAAAGCGGAATTGATTTGTGAGCAAATGCCTGCGGCAAAATTAGCAGAATTCGGCGGGCAGATTGAACCGCAATATTTGGATGCGGCTATTACAGTTTTGAAGCAGGATAAACTTCGCAATTTAACGCTCGGCATTGAGACGGATGTGGCCTTTAACCAATCGGAAGAAAGTATGAAAATCAACGCTGTCGTTGCTAAAATTCATCAGATGGTGACAGGGGCTTTCGGCATTCTTTCGGCGCAACCGCTTTTATTGCCGCTGTATGAGCAGATGATTGAAAGCCTGACGGTGACACTGCCGCAGGCAAGACAATTTTCAGGAGTGATTGAAAAAGTGTTTGAAGATATTAAAGCGGAAATGGCTCAAAAAGAAGAAGAACCCAAACCGACAGCGGAGATGATTAAGGCAAAAGCCGAAATTTTGAAAAATCAAAACGATTTTGAAATTAAACGGCAGGCTAATGCCATTAAGCAGGAAGAAGTGAATTTGAAAAGACAAATTGAGGCCGATAAGGTGGCCTTAACAAACAAAGAAATGAATTTGCAGGCCGGTTTGGAGGCGGCAAAATTAAGGCAACAAAACAAAGGTGAGGTAAAAACAAATATTTCAACAGGATATGTGAAAGGATTTTAAGACAAATGAACAGACTTAAAAGAGCACTTGCCATGGTGCAAGATGAAAAAAGGATGGATGAACGCAAAGAAAAAATTATTGATAATTTTTATGAGCACCTCAAACAACCTGAAATAGAGGATTTTTCGAGGACGCCTTATTGTGATACGGAAGGCAAAAATACGGTTGGCGCGGGCCTTAGAATACCACAATACAAGGATATTGCCGATTTGACCTTAACTTCAAAAAAAGGACCTGTCAATGCGGATAATCCGGCGTGGAGGGAACCTCAAAAACAAAGTTTTTTAAAACAGCTGAATGAATTTTGCAACAATAAGCAAATCAGAAATTTGCCACGTAAAGGCCAATTTGATAAATATCAAAAAATTTATCATGAAACGATGCCGTATTTTCAGGCAGATGAATTAGATGCAAGAGGCAAGGATTATATCAGGCAAAATGCTTTGCCGGAGGCCATCAAAAATGTGCAAAATGTGGGGATTGATTTTTATAACGATTTGACAGATGATGGGCAAAAAGGATTTTTAGACATGCAATACAATTTGGGCGGCAATAAATTTAAGCTGATTGATTTATACGACCCCGAACAGATTAACAAAAGTTCTCTGCAATATAAACAAGAATTGTCGGCAGATCCGGAAAGTTACCGAAAGCCTGAAATCTATAAGGATTTAACAGATCATGATTATTGGCCGGCGCTGAGTATGGAGAGTAAAAATCGAAACCCCGCAGGTATGGCAAGAGAGTCGCATAGAATAGGAATAAACAACAAAAGAAATAATGTAACAAAAGGTTATTTTGAGAATGCATTTAAAAATCCGTGGAAAAGTGATTAAGGATGGTGGTAAATATCGGGGCATGATTATATAAATAAAGAAAGGAGGTATTATGAAATGAAAAAGATGATTTTATGGATGTTGATTGTACTCTTCGGTTGTGCGCCGGAAGTTAAAAAGACGCCGAAATTATTTCAAAACCCGATGTTTAACGAAGTGCTGTATGGTACAGGAAATAGAAATTCTTCGCATGATATGCGCATCACGCCGACATCGCTGACAGATTATGTTTCTCCGGAGGCAAATGCCGATTGCGAATACATAACCGAAGATGCCAAAGGCGTACTGTTAAAATGTAAAGAGAAGTGGATTGAAGAAGAATATTTGCTGATATTTGCACGTTATAAGACGGTTTATAACCATGGTGAGGAGAAGTGGTGTGATGTTTGGATATGTTCCTTTGTGGTACGTGAGGGAAGGATTGATGAAGGTAGTACCTATTTATCGACTGTTTCAAGCAAGGTATTTAACTGCGCCAATGAAAAGGATAGCTTTAGAGATTTTAAGAATGGTCCGAAGATAAACTGCTTTGATGAGATAC